CATCTGTGATGTTTGAAGTGACCCACAACGCGACTCTCATATACATATGTTGTGGTCTTTCAATTACTTTACCGTTTGGTCTTTTCAACAAATACATTTCTTGTAAAGATCTCCAAGCGAAGTAATCAAAGTTATAATCGTTTTCGTGATTAATTACCGCGTCAATCGTATCTTCACCATATTCCTTAATCGTCTCAATAAGTTTCTCATTAATGATTCCATCTTCATAAAGTTGCATCATAGTTTGTGAAAAACTATCATTCGTATCTTTATGGTATGAAGAAATCGCAACAGATGATGCCAATCTTGAGTAATCGTGGTGACTACCGGTATAAGATGCCGCAATCTCATAAACTAACTTATCAAGTTCTTTTGTGGTTATTTCACCTTCAGTTGGTACTGATGTGATAACCTTAATAAAAATCTCATCTGAGTTTACATTCAAACCTTTTGATGATCGTTTTACTCTGTTATAAATCTTTTGTGGGTTAAATGAGACAACCTCACCACCTCTTTTAATTATTTTTAATGACATAATCTAATATTTAAAATTCGTCTGTAAATGTTATTGTTTCGTTCAATTTCGCCTTCTGATATTCCATCGTTCTTGATTCAAAGAAGTTACCTTTTGTTTCTACAGCAATTTGTTCCATAAATTTAAAAGGTTGCTCTACGTTGAACTCTTTACCACATCCCATTTTAACTAATAATCCATCAACAACAAACTCAAGATATTGTTTCATTAAGTTTGAGTTCATACCGATTAAAGAAACAGGAAGTGATTCAGTGATAAATTCTTTTTCAATTTCAAGAGCAGATAATAAGATCTCTTTGATTCGTTTTTCGGAAGGTTTGTCTTCTAAATGGTTATTCAATAAATGAATTGCGAAGTCACAATGTAAATTCTCATCTTTAAAGATAAGTGAGTTAGCATTACATAACCCTTGCATAATCCCTCTTGATTTCATCCAGAAGATAGAACAGAACGATCCTGAGAAAAAGATACCTTCAACAGCAGCAAACGCAACTAATCTTTCTGCGAATGATGCATTTTCAATCCATTCCAATGCCCACTTCGCTTTTTTCTGTACTGCCGGTAATCTATCAATTGCGTTGAAACATTCATCTTTTTCTTTTGGGTTTGAGATGTACGTATCAATTAATAGTGAATACATAAGTGAGTGGATGTTTTCCATCGCCAATTGGATTCCATAAAAGAATTTCGCCTCAGGGTATTGTACTTCTCGGTAGAAGTTTTCTGCCAAGTTTTCATTCACAATTCCGTCCGATGCCGCGAAGAATGATAATACGTTTTTAATAAAGTATTTCTCATTTTCTGTTAATGTTTCCCAATCTCTGATGTCGTTTGTTAAATCCACCTCTTCTGCCGTCCAAAAAGCCGCTTGGTGTTGTTTGTAATATTCCCATATATCATTGTGTTCAATAGGGAAGATGACGAACCGACCAGGATTTTCTACTAGTATTTTTTCCATTTATTCTAAATTTATTTATTTATTAATTTGACTGTGTTTCTCTCTGTTTTCTCTTTTCCAAGAGTTCCTTAACTCGTTGTCTTTGTCTTTCTTCTTTTTGTTCTTCAAGACCCAAGAACGTTGTTGTACTTTCAGTATCAATTTCAATCATTGCATTATCAAATTTACAATTCTCAAATATAACCCCATCATCACCAATTCGGGACTTAGTTATTGCAATGGTTGCTAATTTCATTTCTTTTTGTTGTAATGTCTTAGCCACCGATATGATAACGTGTCCTACTTGTGCCTTTTTAATTGATCCACCCATTTGATCTGTTGTTACCACCTCTGAAGATATTGATGATCGGTTACCTTGTGTTGCCGTCCAACCAACAATATTCATCTCGTGACACATCGCCTCAAACGCTCTCATTACTGACCCCTCACTCTTCCATTCATCACCCAAGTTCTTATCAGGAACCACACAATCAATATAATCTAAAACAATCATATCAACTCTAATTCCGTCAGAAACCATTTTTCTAATTTGATTTTTGATTTGTAACATCGTCATAGTATCCGATGGTAATTTTTTCATAATCAACTTGTTTGGCATTGATTCCTCAATTTCCCTAACTTTACTCATCACTTCTTCTCTTTTTTCTGACAAATCGTCAGGATGTATTTTAGTCCATAAAGTGAAGTGTTTTCTTTGAATTACCTTTGGGTTGTCCTCAAAAAAGATCTGTAAAACGTTAAATCCTAAATTGAATGCGTGGTTTGCCATCTTTGTTAAAATGGTTGACTTACCTACCCCAGTTGGGGCTAAGATAACACCAATTTCTCCTTTTGCCAAACCACCTTTCAATAATCTATCAATACCAGGTATTCCCATTGGGACTGGATGTCTGTAATCGTCTTCAAGAACCTGATCCAAGTTTGAGAACACGTCTAACATTGATGTGTCTTTTGCGCCTACTTGTAGTGCTGATTTAACCAATTCCTCAAGGGTATCGTAATTCTCAAATTCACCTCCATCAATGATTTTTTGAGCCTTACCCATTACCTTTTGTAGTTCTTGTTGTTTACAGAACTTTAGAGCCTTTTCTTGCACAAAACCTACACCATCAATAGGGGCATCCTTAATTTTCTTAATTGTGTCTAATACAATCTTGGATGCGATCTCTTGTTGTAGTTCCGATTTTGTAATCTGTTCAAGGGTTTCAAATGACGGGGTATGGTCGTATTTTACATAATACTCTCTAACCATCTGAATAATGATTTTGAAATATTTATTTTCAAAATAGTTGTTCTCAATCACATCAATAATTGAATGTGAAAAGTCCTTATCTACGATGATTTGATTTAATAATTGTAATTGAAAAGTATTACCTAAATACTCAAAATTTTTACCTGTCGCCATATAGTTTTTTTCCTTTTAGTAAAAATAAATAGTATTAGTTCTTGATAAATTCGGGGTACGCGAAATTAAATTTTCCACCTGAAAAAATGTCAGTAAGGATACCAAGTATGGTTTTTAGTTTTGGGCGTAGGTCTACGGTATATCTGACCTTTGGGGGGAAGGGTTTAGCGTCAAAGACTCTCTGACAAATTGTCATATCTCCGAGCTTAATAATTAAATTAAAATTTTCAGGCCCATCTGTAATTGATGTATTTAAAACATCTGGGGTCTCTGAAATTTCATACTGATTGTCCAACATATAGGTCACAGTTCTCATCTTCAAATCATATTGTAACTCGTTACATAGACTTGCAATGTATTCGTAAAATTCTTCCGATTTGTGAGCATTTTTATTAAACCCTCTCACGTTGAAGAATCGTTGAACCACGATGTTGTCATTACACATTAACAAAAATTCAACTTTTGTTATTTCTTGTTCTTTCATAGTTTTTTTGTTTTCTACTTTTTGTTTCTAAACTTACTTTTTTCTTTTCTTGTTAACTTAAGAAATGGTTTCAAAAAACTTACCCAAGCGTCATCACCCTTTGGTAGGTATTTAAAGAATCCATCCTCCATCATCATTCTAATTAGATTTCTATGTCCTCTTCCGTCGGGATCCATCGACTCAGTGTAATATAATCTAACTAATTCTTTGTCCTCATCACTTAACAATGGTTCATCTAAATCAACGAGTTTTTGGTTGATTATAAAAAATTCATCACCAAAAATACCTTCTTTAGTTTTACCACTTAATAGATTCTGAAGAGCTACGTTTCCCTTTTCCTCCTTAAGTAAATTAGTACTTCTACCCAAAATATAGGGTATTTGTACTAATTCTTCAAGTAGCTCAGGAAATAATTTAACTAATGTTTTCTCACCAAGATAAAAGATCCCGTCAATGTTGTCGGAACTATCGCCAGTGAGAATCTTTACGACTTTAACATTATAGTGGGGGATTTCAATATCGTGTAATTTAATCTTGTCCCCCAACTTATAATATTGTTTTGTGGATGGTGAATAGATAGAAACTTTTTCAGAGATAAGTTGAGTTAAATCCCTATCACTTGAGAATATGGTTTTTGTCTCATCTAATGACACTTGGCAGTAATAAGCTATCAAGTCATCAGCCTCTGAGTGATCTGTCTCCAGTTGTCTTACAAACATCTCCTCAAGGTATTGTCTAACCCTTTGTTTTTGTTCTGAAAAAGATTCTTCTTTTTGTTCTGATTCGGAAGGTCTCCGATTCAATTTATACTTTGGGTAAATCAATCTTCTTTGTGAAGATGAGGTTTTAGAATCCCAAAATACCACAACCTTATCATAGTTGTGTTCTTCTAAGAATTTACGAAGAGTATTCAGAAAGTGCCAAACACCACCAACGTGTTTCCCATTGTGATAGAACTCTCTAACACC